CTGGACCGCACCCTCGCCATAGATCGACGGGTGCTCCTCGCGCAGCGTCAGATCGATGCCGCCCATGGCAGCGATGCCGTAGCTGATGACGCGGAACAGGCGGGGCTCGGTCCAACCCATGGACGGGATGCGCAGCCGGACGATGCTGTAGTTCCGCGCCCGCATCGCCTTGTAAGTGAAGGTGGCGTTGAACTCGCCCTGGAAGCGGGAGCGGTTGAGCTTGATCCGCATGAGCTTCTGCGCCTGAGCGGGATCTTGCACCGCGCTCAAGGCAACCGTGTCACGCTCCTTGCGACCGTCGGCGTCATAGTACGCCTGGTCCCACACCATCGGGAAGGGACGCGGCTGATACAGCGACAGCGGATCGATGTAGGTACCCGCCACCTCGTTGAAGAAGGTCGACAGCGGGTCGCGCGGCGCCCAGTCGTACCCGTCACCGATGATGTCGTCTTCGTCCAGCTCCACCGCCACGTTGGCAGTGTCGTCAATCGCGACGTAATAGCTGAAGCGTCCGCCGGTGTCGAGCAGGTTGCCTTGAGCCGCAGCCTCAAGGATCCCTTCGTTCGTCTCGTGGCTGTCCCCGGTCGACAGGATGCAGTCCGAGTACCAGCCCATGACTTCGCAGTCGTTGGCCGCCTGAATGAACGTATCGATGTCGATGTCGGCAGGGTCCACACCCTTACCGGCGACCAGCTTGCCGTTGATGCGCCAACCGAGCTGATACCACAGCATCTGGAGCGCGTTGTTCCGTCCGATCGGAACGCCGTTGCTGTCCGTCGGAGCGTACTCCCACGTCGTTTGATCCGTGATGACGTGCGTCCCGCCGAAGCGGACGTCGCGCCGAGGATCGTACACGAGCGCACCGTACACTTCTTGAGTGTAGCGGCTGGAGATGCCTTGCGGGAACTTCTCCTGCTTGTAGAGGTAGTTGAGGATATAGTAGGCGCAGCCCGTCATCGACGCCGTCGCGGTCCACTTCCCGTGGCCGCCGGACGGCGTGCCCAGGCCGCTTTGCCCCATCAGGAACAGGCGGCGTGAGAAGTGGCCGTTGTACTGACCTGTGGCCGTCGTCCCACTGAACGTGACCAGATCCTCATTCATCCAGAAGCGTCCGAACGCATGGATGCGGTGAGTGGCCGAAGCGATCACCTCGACATAGTTGTTCGCTTCCGAACCGAAGACTTCCCAGTAGCGCAGGTCAGCTCCGCCAGCGGTCTGACCAAAGATGATCTTTCGGAACGCCTCAGGCTCAAGGCGCTTGGACAGGCGCTGCTCAGTCGCCGCGTTGGCGGTGGGCTTCGGCACCTTCATGACGCTGGACATCGTCAGCGCGGCACCGGCAGCCACCAGCCACCATTGACCGGTCACGACGCCGACGACCGTGGCGACAATGCCTACAACCGCCTTGACGACCTTACCCATAGAAGCAGCACTCCAGCGCGAGTGTCGGCAGCTCGATCAGCCCCGTCTCCCCGACGAAATAGGACGAGGCCCCGTTGCAGATGCCTAGCACAAGGCCGATCTGTGGGAGGCCCCCAGCTAGCCCCATTTTCTCGAGGTCCGCAAGTACCGCGTCCCCCGCCGCAGCAAACGAGATCGGGATCCTGGGTCCGAGCGTTTTCTCGGCAAGCTGATCGACAGTCTCGCAGCCGTTCCTCACAATGTACGCCAGCGCCCCACGCTCGGTCTTGTACGTTCCCTTCTCGATGATGGGGTACTTGATGCCGCTGACCACAAACCGGCCCGACGCTGTCCAGCGCGAGCAGTCCAGGCCTTTGGCGCGATCATAGCTGTGGCAGACGTTGCGGTGAGCTTCGATGTGAGCGTTCAGCGCCGAGCGCCAGCCCGGCAGCCTAGAGGTACGACGCATCACGGGCCTGGTTCGTTACGTTGCGGGTCAAGTTTGTGATGAAGCCGCCTCCGCCTCCGTAATACCCGGTCGTGGCGTTTGACTTGTCGCCAATCCCGGCGGTCTGGTTGGCCAGGGTGTGGACGTAGTCTTGAGACGTGTCGGTCGGGTCCAGCTCTTTCTGCTCGCTGTACCGCGTCATGAGCCCGCGCTGCGAATAGGCGTTGAACCCTTCAAGCTCGAGCTGGACCGTTCCCTCACCCTGCTTCCGCACGACCTTCAGGCCGTCCATCCGACCCGTCTTGGCTCGCACGGGCTCGCCGACGAGCACTCCGTTATCGCCAACGGGAACGACCCAAATGTACCCGGGACGGCCCTGCCACTTCCGCTGATCGTACACGACCGCTTGAAGCGCTTCATCGTCCAGCCGGACACCCGGCAGCGTCAGACGAACGGCCTGCGACCCTTGCATCGTGTCCACGACCTTGCCGATCTCACCGATGTTGGCGAGCCCATCGAATGTCAGGCCATTGAGCTTGTCGTCCTCGAACTGGTCCGCACCGATCACCAGTGGGCCAAGTCCGGTCCATGCGTACACGGGATCCTCTTCGATGTCGAGGCGAACGATCCACGCGATGTTGAGGACCGGTTCGCCAAACGCGATAGCTACCGGTTCAGCGATGTCCCTCATTCGAACGCCTCCAACGCTTCGATCTTCATCGAGTGAGTGTTATAGTCCTTCAGCCCCCAGGACGCGACTTCATCGTCCTGAGCGGCAAGGTACAGGAACGGGTCCGACAGTCGAATCGGAGCGTTGTCGGCGGGAGAGTTACGGAGCGCCGGTTCAAAGAACAGAACCGCCTTCCCCGCGCCATCCACTTGGATGTCTTGCGTCGCCACCTTCAGCTCGTCACCGATGTTGAAGTAGTCACCTTGCCGAAGCAGAACCGCACCCGGCGTCCAACCCTTGCCCGGCAGGGTGTAGCCCGTGTGGCCAGCCCCGTCAACGGTGCCCGCGGTGCCTTGGTACCCCGACAGGGGTACGCCAGCAGCCGGCACCGGCAGACGGAAGGTGTTCGCGCGACCGCGGAGCTGCGCCAGGAACGATCGAACCGCCCCAGCCTCAACGCCCTGAAGCGGAACGACCTGCCCCTCGAACTTCCACAGCGCGAAAGCGGACACGACGACTTGCCTCCTGCCGGTGAACGGCGAGCGGTGCTCAGCGGTCGCACGAACAAGCGTGATCGTGCATCCGTCGAAGCCGATGGTCTCAGGTACATCGATGACGGCCATCAGAGTTCCTTAGATCTTGGGCCGGACGAAGCGGACCGTCATGTCCTCGTTCGCCTGCTTGCGCGCTTGTTGAAGAACAGGCGGGACCAGCTGAGTGGCGACCGCTCGCATGAAGCGTTCCTCCAGCTCGTCAGGATCCGCGTTTCCGAAGTTCGACCCGCTCATGTCGATCGAGACCGTCATGCCTCCTTGGCTGACGTTCGTCGTGGAGCCGCCGGTCGGGCGGTACACGGGAGCAGGGGCCGAGCTGACCACACCTCCGTCAGCCCTCATCGGGACGTGCCAGGTTCCGCCGCTGTTGATGGCTTCCAGCAGATCGCGGTTCTGGCGGGTCGCTGCGGCGTTGACAACGAACTCACCGTCCGACAGGCGGGTCAGGATGCCGTCGTCGCGCGGTCCGCCGGGTCCGCGGATCATACCGCCGTCCTTAAAGCCGGGGATCATGCTCAGCGCTTGCGTGAGAGCATAGGTGCTGGCGATACCAGCCGCAGCAGGTACCGCGTTGGCCCCAAGGGTGGCAAGGGACACCGCTGCGGCAGCAGGGGCCCACGCAGCGGCTACAGCGGCCCCCTGGGCCATGCTAACCCCGGCAGCGGCGGTGCCAATGCTGTTTCCGATCGCTTGCGTGATCAGCCACTGTACTCCCAGCTTGACGAGCGAGGCGATCAGCTCGGTCAAAGCCTGACGCGCGACGTCCTGCATCGCGGTTCCAAAGTCTTCGGCGTACACGATCGAGCGAGCGATGCTGTTGGCGAAGCCATCCGCCACCGTCGTGAAGAAGTTCCCGAACGATTGCGTGAGCCCGGGAAGCATCCCTTGATACGACGCCATGTAGGACTGGAGCGACGCGAGCGCCATCTGGCCGCTCGTGGCCATCTCCGTCTGCCGGATTGCGACGTTCGCAGCTTCCATCGCGATCGCATTCAGTCCGACGCGGTACTGCTCAGCACCGATCATTCCTTGCGCGTGCGCAGTGTGAAGGGCCGTCGTGCGAGCGGCCAGCACGTCGATGGCACCCGCGTTCATTGCGTAGATGTTCGCAAGCTCCTCGTCCGCCATCCTCTGGCGGATGGACAGTTCCAGACGGCGCTCCATCGATTCGATCTGCGCGTCGGTCAGCAGCTTGCCTTTGGCCAGAGCCGCGTTCTGGATTTCCTGCGACCGGGTAGCGACCTCAAGCTCAACACCGACCTTACCCGCCAGCGCCGCGAGATCGTCCATCTCCTTGTTGAAGTCGTACAGCGGGTCCACCGCCGAACGGTAGTCCATCTCAAGCCTGCGCACCGCTTCCCCGTGCTGTTCAGCCGTGATGCGACCGTCAGCCAGCAGCTTGTTCGCCGCCTCAAGACCGATCTCGTAGTCCTGGAGCGGGCCGTTGAAGTCTTCGTAGATGTTCTCAAGCTCGCGCTGGACCAGTGCAAGATGATCGAGGTTCGCGACCTTGGCTCGGAGCGCTTGGTTCTCCTGTTCACTGAGCGTGATGCCCTTCTGCGCCAAGCTGTTGATGTAGCCTTGCATTCGCGTCTCAATGCGAAGCTGCTCGCCAACCATCCCCATGAGCTTCAGCTCGGAGTCAAGTTCGCGGTTGATGTCAGCCAGAGCGTCGGCACGCTTCTCCTCGTCACTCCGTCCGGTACGACCACGACCCGTCTTGTTCGGATCTCCAGCCTCCTCAAGAGCACGCTTCGTGGCACGGTCGATCGCCGCGTCCCTCACGTCACCAGCGAAGTCCGCCATGCCCGCAATCGCGTTGCCGTACTCCGATCGGAACTCGTTGGCGAACACCGCGCCGACCTCAGCGCCAGCGCCCGCATACTGGTCCGACAGGCGACCGATCGCCGCGCGAGGCAGCTCAGGGATGTCAACGAACGGCAGCATGTTCACGGTGGCGATCACACCGTTCATTCGATCGACAGCCGCGTTGACCAGCCACTCAATCGCGCCGATCGCCGCGTTGGCAGCGTTCGTGAAGAACTCGCCCAGCACAGCGGGGAACCGGCGCCACGTTTGCACGATCGCCTTGAACGAGCCAACGAACCCGGCGTAAATCCCCGCCAGGATCTTGACCGCCCACCGACCGATGAAGTCAAGCGTGTCGGTGAAGAACTCGCCAAGCCAACGAATCCCATCACCGATCGGACCGTTCATCAAGCGCTCGCCGATGACCTGTAGCGTAGCCATGAACGTATCGCCCATCGTCACGGTCTTGTGCTCGACTCGCTCAAGCTGCTCTTCAGTCAGCCCCAAGCCCTTCGTGATGTCGTCGGGGTACCCTTTGGACAGCTCACGATGGAACAACGCGAAGCCGGCGGTCACGACCGCCACCACAGCCGCGATCGCTCCCAGCGCCACCAGGAGAGGACCGCTGGCAGGAACCATGCCGCGCAGCACCTGAGTGAAGCTCAGGCCCTGTGCCTTGGCGGTCACGAACGCATCCGCCACCTGCGGGCCCTGCTGAATCAAGATCATCAGGGGGTTCATGCCCATCGCAGCGGTAACGCCGATGTCCGCGAACTGACGGCCAAGGTTGAGGCCGGCCTGCGTCATGTGCTTGCTGACCACAGTGCCGCGAGCCAGCGCTGCGTTGTGCGCGTTGATCGACGCAGTCGTGGCATCGATGCGTCCCTTCAGGGTCGACTCGTACTGCGCGAACTCCGCCGCTCCCATCTTGCCCGCTGCGAACAGGGCGCGAGCCTCCGCCAGCTCAGCGTTGTGTCGGTCGAGCGCGAAGCCAAGCGGGTCAACGGACATCTTGAGCCGCGTCATGGTCGCGTCAAGCCGTTCAGCGTCTTTGGTTGCTTGGCTCTTGGATGCCGCCGCGCGTTGCGTTGCCTGGGCAAGCCGAAGCGCAGCCGCCTCCGATTGCGTCATGGCTCGCGCGGCATTGGCTTCAGCCGCAGCGGTACGCTGGGATTCCGTCGCCAGGCGCTGCTTCTCAAGCGCCGCACGCGCGTCAGCGATCGCGCCCTTGTTCGTCTCAGCGAGCAGACGCGCCTGAGCGTTCATCTCCCGCGCCAAAGCGTTCGTATTGCTGGCCGACACCTTCTGCAGCTCAGCGAGCGACGACGTGTTCAGGGACTGGAGCGCAGCCCGGAGGTCTTGCAGCGCCTTGTGGCCCGCGCGAGCTTCGCGCGCAATCCCAGCGAGCTTCTTCTCGACCGCGCCATCGACACCGTCTTTGACTTCAATGTCGATCGGATTTGACATCAGAGCCCCTGCTCAGCTATCTTGCGGCCTAGAAGTTCTGCGCGTTCCACGAACCCCGCTGGAGCTTGTCTCGAACTGCCCCCGTTGAGATCCCTAATGTACGGGAGGTTGTTTGAAATGTATATAGCTTGGCCGGGTTGCTTACCCGCCAGAACTCGCCGCGCATCATCAACCGTCTTCTGCGCTGACTGTCCGTAGGTCGAACCCTGTGTCCCGCGATAGTGGGGCTCGATCTCATCCCGGCGAGGAGACCCGATACCGACGAGCCAGTTCGACAGCGCAGTCGACTCGTCAACGGGAGTGATAAATGCGAGATCGGTGACGATCGCTGTGGTCACCCTTACCGCGAGGTCGGACGCCTCCTGGGCGATACGCTCGACAGCCGTGTCAAGCTCATTCGCTAGATCCAGGAGGGTCCTTGTCGCCACGTCTGCCTCCTTTAGAGGGCTTCTTCTTGGCCTGGCGAGCCAGGTAGTCGTTATCCATCTCTCGGACTAGGTAGAGCAGGTCCTCCTTCTGCTCCTCGCTGAAACCGTACTCCTCGGCGTAGGCAACGATCGCGGAACGCTTGATAGGCCCTAGTCCAAAGCCTACCTCGCGCTCCGAATCGAGGTCGAACCAGGCAACGTAGAACAGTTCCAGCCCGAACATAAGCTCGGGGCGGTTGGCGATCCGGTCCGGTAGAGGCTCGTTGAACCGGATCGCCTGTCTGACCACATTGCGCGTGAGCGGTTCAATCTCCTGCGCGTAGTGAAGAACGGCCTTTAGTTTTTTGCCTCTTCCTTCAGCTGCTCGGCACGGAAGTTCGACGCCGCGCGGGCCTTGTCCGCCCAGTCGTCGTACAGGTCGGGAAGCTGCTCGAACAGCTCCATCGCCTTCTCGGGAGTGAACTTCACCTCCTTCGTGTCGGCGTCATTGCCGGTCCATTCGGACTCGCGCAGCCCGCCCCAGCCCTTCACGACCTCGCGGGCGAACGCCTCGCGGACGATCTTCGTCGACAGCTTCTCGGGGATCGAGCCGTGCTCGATGGCGGCGCGGTGGGGCGCGGTCAGCCGCTCGATCAGCTTGATGTACGGCTTGTTCGCCTTGCCCATGCGGGCCAGGATGACGTACTGTTCCGACTCGTCGTTGTTGATGCCGATGACGAACTTCTTGCCCTGGGTCTCCAGAGCGTTGTCCGTCTTGAAGGTGCTGCGCAGGCTCATTCGATATCCTCTTCTAGATGAAAAGAGCCGGGCCCGAGGACCCGGCTCTTGGTGGACCCGCTGATTAGGCGGGCATTCCGGCGGTGGGGACGTACGACAGGAACGTCAGCAGCAGCGCGTGGCCGCCGTTCGGTCCTTCGGTCGCTTCCGTGTCCACCGGCAGCTTGATCGGCGTGTCCGCCTCGACGTCCAGCTGACCGCCGCCGAACGAGATCAACGGCAGGTCGATGATGAACGCGGTGTTCCGCGCCGCGTAAATGGCGTCGAAGGTGACGTCCGCGTTGGCGCGGATCGCCGCGATCGCCTGGACGCTGCCGAAGTAGGCGGTCAGCGAACCGGTGACGTCGAAGCCGCCCACGTTGCCCGCGAACCCGAACGTGCCCTGGGCCTTGACGATGCTGACGTTGTTGTTGATCGTCAGGTCGTACTCCTCGACGTAGCCGAACAACGCCGTCGGGTTCAGGGTCGTGCTGTCCAGGATGGCCGCACGCAGACGATAGACGTCCGTGGTCGTGTTGTACGCCGCCAGACCGGTCGCGACCGGCAGGATCGACGCACCGTTGACGCCGGAGATCAGGCCTTCGGCGCCGGTCCGGGTCCTGTGGTCCATGGACACATAGGTCAGATCGGCGTTCAGCTTGTCCTCCAGCGGGGACGTCAGCGCCAGCTCGGACGCGAACGAACCCTGGAGCAGCTCCGACTGGATGCCGTCGCCGTCGTGGCCCAGCGCCCGCTGGAGAGTGTACGAACGCTGACGGATCAGCGCCACGTCGGTCTCGTTGCGGACGGTCGTGCCGAAGTACAGCGTGAACTGCTTTCCGGTTCCCGTGGACGCTTCAGCGGCGAACGTGGTCTTGTCGAAGTCCAGCGTCTTGGCCGCGATGGCCGCGATGCGCGCGTATCCGACGTTGGCGCCCAGGTTCAACCCGGCGGCATCGCCACCGATGAAGACCCATTCGCCCACCGTCAGACCCAGCGTGCTGAAGTCGCCCGCGGTGGCCACAGCGCGGAGCACGCCGCCGCCAGCCGGCAGGGACAGCACCACGTCGCCGGCAGCGAACTTGAAGCCGACCGCTTCGATGTTCACGTTCGCCGGCGGAGCGGGCTCCGCGACCGACCCGGCGTTGCTCGTCGTGACCGTGGTGGACGCGACCGCCGTGACATCGAACACGCCGTTGTTCTGCACGTTCGACGCGCCGTTGATGCGGACGATGTGACCCGCCTTGATGCCGGACGCCGCACCGATGCCCGCAGCGCCGGTGTACACGCCGGTTCCCGCCGCGATGCCGGTGACCGCATACTCCGTCCCGTTCATGGGGCGGTTCTGCGGCTTCTCGCGCGCGTCGGCGAACAGGAAGCCCTGGACGTGACGCTTGAGCAGGTCGTTGGCACAGATGTCGACGTTGAAGTCGCCGCCCGCGTCCATGGACGTGATCGACCCCTTCGAACGCGAGCGGTTTGCGCGGATGGGTCGGCGTGCCGTGCGACCGTAGTCGGCACCGAAGTCGCCGAAGCTGTTCGGTTCCATCTCGTAGAACTTGGCGCCGGCGGGCAGGACCTTCGGAGCGCTCTCCTGCGCGATCGAAAGCCCCGTGACGTTGCTGGAGATGCTGTCGGGCATCATAGGCTCCTGTGGTTAATCGAGTTGCTCGTATTCCGTTTCGGAAACGACGTTGATGCGGTAGAAGTTCGGCTCCGGCTCCAACGCGGTGGCGCGGACGTTGACGAACTTGAGGCTCTCTTCACTCCTGTACTTGCGGAGGATCGACACGAGGTCATCCCCCATGTGCTTCGAGTCCTCATAGGCACCCGGTTTCCGAGGAGCGAACAGTTGGATGAACAGCAAGCCCGCCACTTCGAACTTGTTGCGATTCCTCCCGCCGACCCCGTCAGCAACGAATCCCACCTTACGCGAGAAAACGGTTTGAGTCGAGACCCTGGCCCAGTGTTTGTCAGCCGGAGGGGTTCCTTCCTCCTTGCCGGGCCACCGCACGAGCAAAGGCGACCCAAGATGGACTGGAGCGCCGTTTTTGGCGTAGTTCGCGATGAGCTTGAACATCTCATCTTCAGCAGAAGCAAAGCGCGTGTCGGTCACTGGACGAGCCTCAGAATATACAGGATGGTCTGCTCGCCCGGAGCAACCCGATCCACGCTGTCGATCTTCAGCTGCCCACGCGAGGGACTGATGACCACATGCTCCTGGCTCGGTGTGAACGGGACGTTGCCCGGCATGTACGCCAGAGCGGCGCCAGCGGGGATATCAGTGCCCTTGATGTAGGCAAGGAACGGTGACGACTGGTCGAGATCGTACAGAAGCGGGACGTCATCCCACTCGAGCAGCGCGCCCTCGGTTTCCTTCCAGGGCTGCTCTTCGTCCTCCACCGCTCCCGGCGATAGCTGGACGGTCACGAGTTCACCGTTCTCGCGGATCTCCGCAGCGGCGTCAGCGATGTCTTCGTCGTACAGGCCCATCAGCGGGTCACCCGATTGCTGACGGGGCGCAGCAAGCCCGCAATCAAGGCGTCAGCAGTCGGATACGATCGGTACAAGCTCGGCTTGCCGGCGTTCCCGACGATCTCGTATTCCTTCTCGATCGGGCCGATCTTCTTTTTCTTGAGGACCGTGCCAAGTCCATTGTCGCCCAGCACGGGGTCGGGAAGCAGGGGTCCGTCCAGCGCTCGCAGCGCATACTCGGCCGTCGCATGTTGCAGATCGAACGGCACTTCTTCGGCCTCGATCACAGCGACCAGGAACGAGGCCAGGAACCTGTGCTTGATGTAGTCAGTGGCGACGATCAACGCCGCCTCTTTGGCGGGTTGACCAGCGGCCTGCCACTTGGTGTTCAACCGCTTCGCGAAGTAGGCGTCAGCAGTTTCGACCGAGGTGAAGCTATCACCTTCGCCTGTGGTGGTCGTCTTGACTGCCAGAGCCATGTATCCCTCCGAGGGGTGTGCGGGCCCAGCTTAAGCCGGACCCGCGTCCCCGCCCCTTAGCGCTTCGGATGCGACGGGCGCTGACCGCCACGTCCCGTCTTGCGTGCCATGGCCTGATCGATCGGCGCCTTGGCACCGGCTTTCACCAGAGCGGCGAGGTCGACGCCGGCCTGAGCGATCGCCTTGCGCGTCTCGCCGCGCTGACGCATCCGCGCCTTCTGCGCTTCGAGATAGGTGCTGATCGTCGACTGATTGTCGCCCGACCCGCGCGCCGTGCTGATCTGATCGCGCAGGTCGTCGGCGTGCCGCTCGGCCTTGCGCATCTCCGCGTCCAGCTCGTCCCGATAGCCGTTCAGCTTCTGGATGTGGCCTTCGGCCTCTTGCAGCTCTTCCTCCAGCGCGGCGATCTCATCGGCACCAGCGAGGGGTCGAGCTTCCATTTCGCTCGATTCGGCTTCCGCGCTGGACCCGGCATCGCCTCCGTCGGAAGCCTGCGGGGCGCCGGGATCACGCGGGCGAGCGTGACCTTCCGTCGTCGGAGCAGGGTTTTCGGTCGGGTTCTGACCGTTGGCCGGGGTACGCTCGGTCGGAGCGTCCTTCTCGCCGGGAGCCGGTTCCGGGCTCTCCAGCGACAGGTCGCCGGTCTCGGGCTGTTCGCCCACCGGTCGTTCCAGACCCGTCTCGCGGGCTTCCTGGTCGGTGATGCCGACCTGCTGGCCATCGGCGTTGACGCCGGCCAGGCTGCCGTCCGGTTCGATGTCGCGGGCGCCGGGGACGTCCACGCCACCGTTCGCGTCCTTGGGCTGAGCCTCGCCTTGGTCGGCCGGCTTGCCGTCGGCGTTGATCCCCGTCACGACAGGGTTCGAGCGGGTGAAGCCCGGGGCGGCGTTCGTGACGTCGTCGCGGGTGATGGTCTGATCGGCCGCCAGCATCTTGACGGTCTCCAACCG